GAGGCAGCAATCAACTCTAAGGTTGCCGCTATCAAAGAAGAACTCGAAACACAGTACGCTGTCAAACTTTCTGAAGAAGTTGAAGCAGCGAAAGAGTCACTCGCTGAACGTGTTGACTCTTATCTTGAGTATGTCTCTGACGAGTGGTTTGAAGAAAACGCACTCGCCATTGAATCAGGACTCAAGACTGAAATGACTGAATCATTCCTTGAAGGAATGAAAGGACTTTTTGAAGAACATTATGTATCAATCCCTGAAGAAAAATATGATGTGCTTGAGAGCATGGTAGAAAAACTTGATGATATGGAGACAAAACTCAACGAGCAAATCGAGAAAAATATTGCTCTGAATGGCAGACTCAGCGAGTCTGTTGCAGACGGTATCTTTGATGAAGTTTCTGAAGGACTTGCGTCCACTCAGAAGGAGAAGCTCGCCTCACTTTCTGAAAGTGTAGAGTTTGAAAGTGAAGAATCTTATCGTGAAAAGCTGGAGACACTGAAGGAATCTTATTTCCCTAAAACTGCTCCCGTCGCTAAAACTGAAACCCTGTCTGAAGGTGAAACTCACAACCATCAGCAGTATTCTGATCAGATGAGTGCTTATCTCAGATCCCTGGGAACTTTTAGCAAATCCTGAATTTAATATTAAACAAACACTAAACTTTTTTACATAGGTAACCCGCAATGTTCCAATCCGAACAGCTGCAGGAGAAGTGGGCACCCCTTCTTGAGTATGATGGACTTGAGTCTATCAAAGATCCTCATAGAAAGGCTGTAACCGCTGTCCTGCTCGAAAACCAAGAGAAATTCCTGAAGGAGTCTTCCTCCTTTGAGACTGGTGGATCCCTCCTGAGTGAGGCTGCTCCCACCAACTCTACTGGATCTAGCGTAGACAACTTCGATCCCGTTCTGATCTCCCTGATCAGACGCTCCATGCCTAACCTGATCGCTTATGATCTGGCTGGCGTTCAACCCATGAGCGGCCCTACTGGACTCATCTTCGCGATGCGTTCCCGCTATCAGAATCAGTCCGGAACCGAAGCGTTCTACAATGAGCCTGATTCTGCGTTCGCTGGACAGAACTTCGGACGCAACCTGACTGGTGGCATGACTGCCTCTGCCAGTGGTATGGGTACAACCGCACAAAGCGGAAGCAACCCCGGTGTCCTTAATCCAACAGGTTCTGCTGAACCCACTGGATATAATGTTGGACAGGGCATGACAACTGCCGAGTCTGAAGCACTCGGAGATGCTGCTGCTAATGCCTTTAACCAAATGGCATTCAGCATTGAGAAGGTAACCGTTACTGCAAAGTCACGCGCCCTCAAGGCTGAGTACTCCCTGGAACTGGCACAGGATCTGAAAGCAATCCACGGATTAAACGCCGAGGCTGAACTCGCCAACATTCTCTCCACAGAGATTCTGGCTGAGATCAACCGCGAAGTTATCCGCACCATCTATAAGGTTGCTGAGCAAGGTGCTGTTCAAAACACCGCTACCGCTGGTGAGTTTGATCTCGACATCGACTCCAACGGACGCTGGAGTGTTGAGAAGTTCAAGGGACTGCTGTTCCAGATCGAAAGAGACGCAAACGCGATTGCACAAAGAACTCGTCGCGGGAAGGGCAACACTATCCTGTGCTCTGCTGACGTTGCTTCTGCTCTTACCATGGCTGGTGTGCTTGATTACGCCCCTGCCCTGAATGCTAACCTGAACGTTGACGACACTGGTAACACCTTCGCTGGTGTTCTGCAAGGTAAGTATCGTGTATACATCGATCCTTATGCTGCTAACCTGACTTCCGCTAATGGAACTCCCGGTAACCAGTATTATGTTGTCGGTTATAAGGGTTCTTCCCCTTATGATGCTGGACTGTTCTACTGTCCTTATGTACCTCTGCAGATGGTTCGCGCCGTTGGAGAGGACACCTTCCAACCCAAGATTGGATTCAAGACTCGCTACGGAATGGTAGCGAACCCCTTCGCTGAAGGAACCGATGCACAACTCGGTGCTCTTAACATCAACGCCAACCGTTACTACAGACGTGTTGCAGTTAAGAACCTGATGTGATATAATTTTCACATCCGTGTGAAGGAAGTGCTGGGGAACCGAAAGGTTCCCCTTTTTTTATCTAAATACTTAGAAAACGATGTCTTACGGCAATCCTTTTGAGAGACAGATAAGTAATAGAAATTTCTTATCTCCCACTGGTTTTAAGTTCACGTTGCAGAGAGCACCTAAAGTTGCTTTCTTTGGTAACTCTGCAAATTTACCTGCCATCTCGATGGGAACTGCCATTCAACCAACATACCTGAAAGACATTGATCGTCCTGGTGACAAAGTTGAATTTGGGGATTTTAATTATAGATTTCTTGTAGATGAAGACTTAGAAAACTATCTAGAAATCTTTAATTGGATTAGAGGATTGGGATATCCTGAAAGTTTAAGAGAGATTTATGATTGGCAAGGGGGAGTAGAAAATTTTCTTCAACCATCAAATTCAGAACTTAATTTATTTTCTGATGCTACACTGCAAGTCTTGACAAGTAAAGAGAATCCAAACTTTAAAATAACTTTTCTAGATATGTTTCCAGTTGAATTATCCACACTAAACTTTGATGCAACCAGTGAGGATATTCAATACTTTACAGCAGATGTCACTTTCAAGTATACTATCTACAATATAACTGATATGTCCGGCAACAAACTATGAGTCTTGATCTTGAATCTATTCAAGAGATGTGGAAAAAGGATTCTGATATCGACAGGGACAACTTACACGAAGAGTCTTTAAAAATTCCATCTCTACATGCAAAATACTTTGAACTATATAATACCATATTTCTTCTGAGGAAGAAAGCAGAACAACAAAGAAAGAATATCAGACACGAAAGATATGAGTATTATTCTGGCAAAGCGGATCCCGAAGTTTATATTGAAAATCCGTTTCCCAAAAAAGTCAGAGATAAAGACACTATGCAAAAATATCTGGATGCAGATGAGAGACTCTCAGGAGTTTCGTTAAAAATTGATTATTATGATACAATGCTTGTTTATATTGAGAGTATACTAAAACAAGTAAGTAATAGAACTTACCATATCAAAAACGCAATAGAATTTATGCGATTTAATTCGGGGTTAGGGTAATGGATGACTGGAATTATCAAGATGAAGACTTTGATGAAGATTTGCCATATATCGAATTACAGTTCGGTATTGACGACATTTATTTGATTTATAAATCTATTCAGGTTCACCTTGATAAGTGGCCCGGAGGACATCCAACAGAACAAAAGAGATTGGATTATCTCAAAACATTTTTTGCTAGGATAGTTTTAGAATATAAGTATCAAAGTTAGTGATAAATATTTACAGGTGATAAATCCTTGTGAATACGACAGATCTTGTAATCTCTAAATCTAACGAAGTATTTCTAAAAATCAATACTGAGCCTCATATTGAATATGAGTTAAGAGATCATTTTAAATTTGAAGTACCAAACGCCAAGTTTATGCCACAGTATCGTGGTAAAAATTGGAATGGAGAAATTCATTTATATGATATGCGTTCCAAACAGATCTATGTTGGACTGTTAGATAAGATTGTCAGTTTTTGTAAGAACTACGGATATTCTTATTCGTTTGAAAATAACAAATACTACGGACAACCCTTTGAAATAAATGATGAGATATCATTTGAGGGTGTCAAAGGATTTATGAAATCTATTTGTACTCATACTCCACGTCAATACCAAATTGAGGGAGTATACGATGCTTTAAAGCATAATAGAAAGCTATTGATAAGCCCCACTGGGAGCGGCAAATCTCTAATGATTTATTCATTAGTGAAATATTATGTAGACAAAGGACAAAAAATTCTTCTTGTCGTTCCAACGACATCTCTTGTAGAGCAGATGTACAAGGATTTTGAGGACTACGGTTGGGACGCTGAGACATACTGTCATAAAATTTACAGTGGTAGAGAAAAGGACACTGCTTGTCCTGTGACAATTACCACCTGGCAATCTATCTATAAGTTGGAGAGGAGTTGGTTTGAGAAATATAATGTTGTAATTGGTGATGAGGCACATCTCTTCAAAAGTAAGTCTCTAATATCGATTATGACTAAACTTCATCATGCTAAGTATAGATTTGGTTTTACAGGAACTTTAGACGGCACACAGACGCATAAATGGGTGTTAGAGGGAGTCTTTGGCCCATCATACAAAGTGACAAGAACTGATGAATTAATGAAGCAGGGACATCTTTCTGAGTTGGATATTCAGTGTCTTGTTCTTAAACATGAACCACAAAAATTTGAAACATATAATGATGAAATTGAGTATCTAATCTCTCATGAACAAAGAAATAAATTTATTACTAATCTAACTTTAGATCTTAAAGGTAACACCCTTTTGCTTTTTGCAAGAGTCGAAGCACATGGAGCAGTGCTCTATGATCAGATAAATAATAACAAGCGTGATAACCGTAAGGTATTTTTTGTACATGGTGGTGTAGACGCTGAAGAACGAGAGATTGTAAGAGAAATAACAGAACGAGAAAACAACGCTATTATCGTTGCTTCCTATGGAACTTTTTCTACAGGTATCAATATTAAAAACCTCCATAATGTTATCTTTGCCTCTCCAAGTAAGTCCAGAGTCAGAAATCTTCAGAGTATTGGACGAGTTCTTAGAAAAGGAAAAAAC